CTTTTCTTACCAGCTTTCATTTCTCTTTTAATATTTTTAGAAATTGATTTAGCTGAATATCCTTTAATTAATGGCATTATTTCTTTTTCTTCTTTTTGTATGCTTTAGCCTTTTTTTTTCCAGCTTTTGTATATGGAAATTTTTTACCTCTTACCATTGGCATAATAAACTCCTATTAGTTAGTTATTTTTCCACCCGACCACTTTGCATCAGGTAATCCGTTTGTATATTTCTTACCATCAAAAGTCAAAACCTGTTTTCTATTACTTCCATCTTTGTATGAAACATGAATCCACCCACTATTTTGTTCTCCTGTGTAATACTCTAAAATTAGTTGGTCAAAGTCCACATTGTTTTGAATCCATAAAGCCACTTCTAAATTAGAAACTCCCATTATCTCCATATCACAAGCCTCGCCAAGACAATGCTGTGATGTTGCTTTTGAGCCTATAGCTTCTGATAATTCTGGGCTACGATAACCAGATGTGATTGTAATTGGTTTATCAAATTTTGCTCTGCAAGGTTCTAAGACTTCATAACATAGATCGCCTAAGTTTTTAATCTCTCCAGCACCAGCTTTATTTTTGATACCTTTTCTTGTAGCTGTTTGGCTTTTCTCAAACTCCTCTAATGTGAAGTGCTTAGATAGTTGCATGGCAACTTATTTAGATTCTTCCTTTTTCACTTCTTCTTTAGGTTTAGCATCTTTGAATTTACCTACATAAACATCTGCTAAAATTTCTAAATCTTGAATTTGTGATAGAAGATTATTTTTAGATTGTTGAATGTTTGCAAGTTTATTTACGATTTGTACTTGCTCGTTTGACATTTGTTCTTTTTTATATTCTTTGCCGTCAATAGTTATATCTGACATTACCACTCCTTAGTTTTGGATATTGTTTCTGGGTTTTTCTGTTTATCAATTTGTGAAGATAAATTAGATTGCATATCTGCTTCTGAAGTATCTTGGTTTTCCAAAACACAATTAATACAATGCTCCTTATTCATAGCATCAAAGTTCATACCTTCTGAACCAGCACAAGAGCCATACATAGATGCAGAATGTTCTCCATCTACTGCTGTATATCTCCAATGTATTGTTTTTACCTTATTATCTGAATTCACTTCAAAGTTTGGGAAAGACCATTCGTATGTTATTGCCATTATTTATTCTCCAATGCTGTTATTCTAGCTTCTAATTCTTGAATTGTTTTAACCAGTAAAGGTACTAATTTAGATTGGTCAATACCTTGATAAACAGGAACTACTTTTGTAGCTTCCCATGTACTATCTGTTGGATATTTTGTATTACCTTCTTCGTCAGCAATCTTACCAGTTTCCCAATCAGCTTGTTCAATATTTTCTGCAATAACTTGACCATTAGCATTTACTACAACTTTTTCTTTTGTTTCTGTTGCATCTTTAGTTCCATGTATTGCTTCTGGTACAATGTCTTGAACTTCATGTGCTAAAAAACCATCAACTGTTGTATCTGCATCTGCAATAAAATTAAATCTTGCAGGTTTTAATTGTTTTAATCTTGTTGTTGCATCAAAGTTATAAGATACATTTTCTTTTGCTCTATAATCAGATGTAGTATTATAAGCAACACCACTACCACTTTTTGTTATACTTCCAAAAACTGTAGTAACACCAAAATTTGTAAAACTTGCAAAAACAGCACTTCCTGCGCCATTAGAAATTAATAAATTAGAATCAGTAGTGCTCTCTTTTCCACCATGTAATCTAAGCTGACCATTAGTTGTAGTTGTAGTTCCAATTACAACATTCCCAGAACTACCGATACGGATTCGTTCTGTATCGTTAGTTGTTAAAACTAAAGAATTATTACTTCTTGAACCCATATATACAAGGCTATTAGTGTTACTAGCGATTGTTTGAGCAATAACTCCTGTACCAGAAACTAATTCAGCAGCATCACCACTAGCATTTTTTACTTCAAGTGTTTTAAAACCAGAACCAAAATTAGTTGGCGATGCAGTTCCGATACCAACATTCTCATTACTGTCAATAGTAATAGTTGTGCTATCAGCATTGTCATCTATACCAGTTGAAGTGAATGAAGTTAATGTTCCAACTGATGTAATGTTTGGTTGTGATGCTGTTGCTAAAGTTCCTGTAATATTTCCTGATGATTCTATAGTTCCTGTAATATTAATATTACCTGTGCCTGTAATATCGTTTGAGTTTAAATCTAAATTGCCACCAAGTTGTGGAGATGTATCTGTTACAACATCTAAAGCTGAATCTATAAAATTAACTGTGTTTGCTGAAGTATCTATTGTTGCAAATTGAATATCATCTGCACCATCATGTATGTATAAAGTCCAAGTTGATGAAGTTGTGTCTATCCAAAATTGTCCAGCATATTGAGTGCTTGGTGCTGAAGTACCAGAATTGTTTGTTGCGATTGCTGAAAGAACATTATTAATATCTGCTCTTGTTGCTGGAAAGCCTTGATTGGCTATGGAATAATCGTGTTGTGCCATGATGTGTTTTTATCCTATTTATTATTAAATTCAATCATTTTATTATTGCTGACTTCCTATGCCAATAGCTTGAAAGTCAAATTGTCTATTTACAGTATTACCACCACTATCAAAAAATTCAACATTAAAAGAACTTCTGTCTTTAGAGTTTAATTGAAAATAATCTCCAGTATTTAAATCTTGACCAATAATTGTAATTGTTGGAACTTGATAAAAAGCATTATCAAATGTAACAGATTTTCCAGCATTATCAGTACCAGATGCAATATTAGAACCATCTTGAACAACAGTAGGTAAAACAAATTTAAGTGATAAATTATTTATTTTTGGTGTTGCTGATCTATCTGTTGTTGTTAATAATGCTTTAAATTTAACTGCTCTTGCAACATAATCTCCAGCTTTAAAGTTTTGATAACTACCAAAGGTTACATTGTCATCTGATAAAGCTATTTGTAATTGAACATTAGAAGATATTGCCTCATCTACTGCACCATCAAATAAACCTTGTTTTGAATCAAATAATCCACTTTGAGAATCGAAGTTATCTACATAATCTAAATGATCTACATTTAGTTGATTTAATAAAACTTTAAATTTAAATTTATTGCTAAAATCAAAACCTGTATTAAATTCATAACTACCACTTGTTGATACATTACCACCACCAGAATCAAATAATCCAGTAGCATCATCAAAGTCTCCAGTTAAATCATCAAAGTTATTTGAAGTATCTAATACAAGTGCATTATCTACTACCACGCAATCTGTTTTAGTTCCATCAAAAGTAGGTTCTTCTGTTATTGTTTGAACAGCCTTAAATCCCTCAAATACTTGATTTTCAATTACAACTGAACTTGCTGTTGCTGATCTTACACCAAATTTATCTACAGCTTTTATAAAATATTTTCCAGCACCTACAAATGGAGTGACTACAGAAGTTGCTGGTCTTGCAATTCTTGGAACGAGTACAGTTGTATTTGCATAAGTTGTTTCAGATGTATTAGAAGTAAATCTTATTTCATAAAAATCTAAGTCTAAGTTTGTTACAGCATCAAAAGTATGATGAAGTTTATCTCCAACAACATCTATTGAATAATTTTGAACAGTATCAGGTGGGTCAAATGCAGTTATAACTTCGTGTTTTGTAGAAGTAAATGCTGATTTTGCACCCAAACTATTTATTGTTCTAGCCCGAATATCATAAATGACACCCTCTTTAACAGGATATTTTTCTATAATAGTATTAGACCCTCTACGCATTAGTCTATAATTTGTTGCAGTAGATTCTTTGTATTGAACTTCAAATTCATCTGCGAATGAATCTGTGTTTGATAGATTAACAATTAATTTAGATACAACTGAACCATCAAATAATTCTATAACTTCATCTGATACTGAATCAATAGATGGTTTTTGAACAGATGTTGGATTAGGTAAAATAGTATCTGCAATAGTGGGTATAGGATTCTTTTCATTAAATGTATAAAAATTATCTTGGTGTTCAAATAATTGAACATTTACAGTTAAGTCTTCGTTAATTTCTAATCCTAAAACTCTAAAAGGTTTAGCATTAAAGCCACCACTTGGATATGTAATTGCTACTATATCTCCTATTTCTAATTCTAAAAATTCTGATGTTAATGTTAATTGTATTTGTAATTGATTTCTTGATCTTCTTAAAATAACTTCACATAAAGCCTCTGCACCAAATTGATTAGTTACATTAGGAAATTGAAAGTTACCCTCTAATAAAGTTCCGTTATCTTGTGCTAACATTGTTGCGTGTTTAAATTCAGTTGCAACAACAGTATCATCTGCTGGTGGAAAAGATACAGTATCATTCTGCCAATTCTTATCAGGATTAACAAATGTACCAATTACACGATTGTATTTATTATTTTTTCTTTCTCCTAAAACTTTAGCACCACCTACAACATGATCTGCTGTTATTGTTTTAACTGCTGTGCCTGTACCCTCAATTTTAAGTTTATAAACACCATTATTATAAGTAAATAATGATCTCATTGGATTAAGAAGTTTTTTAACATTCTCAATTACTTTTTGGTCAGTATCTATAACTGCATTAGTTTCAAATTGATCAAATGCTGTTCCACCTGTATATGGAGTGATTTGTGTTTCACATTCATCTGCTGAAGTTTTAAAAGATGCAAAGTCAGATTCAAATGCACTATTCGGTAATCCTTTTCCGTATCTATTATTTCTTAAATAGTCTAATAATATTAAAGCAGAGTTTGATGTGTATGCAGTTGTATCAGTTCTTGGGTCATAAACTTTTCTGCCTTTTAAAGTAACTCTTACTTGTGGAATTGAGCTAAATATATCTTGATTCCATTTAAACCTAAAAGCTAAATAACAAACACCTCTTAGTCTATGATTAGATGTCCAATTAGTAGAGTTAGTTAATATTGAAGATGCAACTTGATTATCTGTTCCATAAAATGCTTGTATTTGAATATGTGAACTACTTTTATAAAAATTAGAATCTGAACTATCTACTTCTCTTAATGTTCCATCCGTTAATGCACCATCAAATGTAACTTTTTTATCATCAATGTAAATTTCTTGTATTTCTTCAATCTCTCCTTCGCAAACTACTCCAGCCATATATAAATATTGATTATCGTTACCAGAACTTTCTAAAAATACTCTTGTGATTCCTACTTGTCTTCTTCCATAAATAATAGGTATTTGTGCATTGTTAGATGACTTATTAATTAATACACCTTTTTCTTCTTCAGGTGTTTCAAAATCAGGAATATCAGGTGTTGGTATTAGCCACCCAATAAAACTTGTTACAACATTTACTACTGCTTCTACTACACCACCCATTAGTGAAAACTCCTTTTAAACTTTTGACCAACTCTATAAATATCTTGATCTACTCTTAACCAATTAATAGAATGATCTATCTTTAATTGTTTTCTAAAGTAATTATAAACCCAACGCATCATTTTAAATGTATTTTTAATAGACACAATTTCAATTAACCATAGATTGCTACCAGAGTTCCATTCATTAGGTTTAATCTTACCTGTTTGTTTAAATCTTTTTTCTACTAAGTCATGGATATAAGCCCAATTAACAAAAA